ACCTGAACAGTAACCTGTTGAGGTCCTGATGAAGTATTTGAATTGATTTTTGCCTTTACAACAGCCATTAAAACTCTCTCTTTTAAAGTATATTTATAATAACTATTTATTAAAGATTATGTAGTAACTGATGGACTAACTGTAATAATTCCTTCGATAACTCTTGTAATTGAACTGTCTGATGTCTTTAATATCTCTATATCATAAACATATCTCGCTGGCGCCTCTAAAGCGCTAGTTTGATCTGGTGTTAGAGATAATGTAATAATACCAGTTGTCGCATCTGACGCAATCGCAGTCGTAAATGATGTTCTTGTTCTTGTTGAAGCGTAACCTTGTGATAGTTTTGCTGACGCAGTGTAGCCCGTTAAATCAAACGCTGTGTTGTCACTATTCGTAACCGTTACGTCTGTTGAAAATGATGCGCCCTGATCAATCCTTAGATTCGCTCTCGCTGCCATTATTTTTTAGGTTCTTCTTTTTTTTTTCTTCTTTTGGCTTATTTTCTTCTTCGAATTTAGCCATTAAGTCTTTGACTTTTTGATCGTAATAGTTAGACAATACATCAATTTTTTCAATTTCAATGATATGTCTAATTCTATTTTGAACAATCTCGTTTTTTGCTACAACAGCGTTTACCACATCTCCTGGTAACTGTTCACTATCATATTCTTTTCCGTCAATTGTTATTTTAGCCATTGTTTATTCACTCCTTATTATTTGAATATAGTATGTTAGTGTTGAAAGAATAAATCTAACAACACTAACTAATTTAAATTATGCTGTGTAAGCTTTACCAGCAGTAATAGCAGCGTTAGCAGCAGTCATGTCTTCACTTCCCCAATCGGTTTTAGCAACCATTAGTTCTAAGTGTTCAACATTTCTATCTACAGCGCCTTGCTTGTCTTCAGCTGACTCATCTGCCATTTGAGAACCATCAATGATACCATTGATTAAATCTACAGAATGACCTATAGCAGTGTAGTCTTGTGCTAATTGTTCTGCACTTCTTGTTTCTTCTGACATAATTAACTCCTTTTAATTATAATTAAAGTTGTAACTATTTATATGACTACTCCCTTGAGCAATACACACTTTTTGTTTGATTTTTACTTAAAGTATCTCTTTTTTCATACGCATTAAATACGATTTCTGGATCCACCATAATATTTCTTGGGTCACTATCATTAAACTTTGATTCGTCCCATTTATGTTTCATATGAAAATGTAAGTTTTTGTTATGTGAGTACCCAAATTGGATCCATCGTGTCGGACCCCATATCACTACTCCTGACTTTTCTGTTGAAGCTGAAAAATGATTTAAACAACTATCTACTGAAATAAATCCTTCAGAATCTTTTAACATCTCATGGACGACTGCCCAATGTTCATCACACTTGATCGCATTTTGATAAGAGGGTTCATTGGGTAATGAAAAGTCAATTATCGTTAAATCAGGATACTTTTGTTTAATTAAATTAATCACAGTTTGCGCCATAAACATTGGATAGATACGACCTGGATTAATATTATTGTATTGATTTTGAGGATTAAATCCAAGAGGGGTTTGACCGCCAGTAAACTGTACTATGACATATTTACCTTCTATTTTATTTTTTTCCAACCATTCTTTTACTCTTGGTTTAAGATGATCGGTATACAATTTTGGTTTCATATCACTTGTATATTCAACATCAAAATGTTGACAATAACTTTCTATGATATGTTGAGAACCTTTTTGAAAATTAGATTTATACGGTTCACAATATAAAATATTATCTGATTCTTTTATTCTTGGATCAGTAATTGGTATCGAACCTTGGTCATACGCCATTTTTACATCTGGATTGCCACCAAAACAATCTAAGTATGGAGTATAAACTTGTATAGGACTTTTATTTTTTTCTTTTAGTTTTGGGATTAGTGCAGTGAATGCTGTACATTTTCCAATGCCACCTTCAATTACATAAGTGTTTAACATAATATTTCCTCATTATCATTTTTTTAGTTTATAATATATATAAGACTTT